AAACTGACCAATAGCATTCGTCCACTGTGCTTTCCCACTTTGGGAAACTTTTGGTTCAGGCTTGATCAAAAAGTCAATACTAGTTGTGAACGATGGGTTTTCATGCTGAACCCAAAGAACAACTTTATTGTACTCATCACCCCCAATACTAACCCCAACATAGTTAGGTTCATTCTTGAGGTTGATATTAAGAGCATGAAGCTCTGCGAGTGTAGGGTTAACAGCAATAACTTTTACTGCTGCAATACCTACGTATAGACTAGCACCACCTGATGCTACTTCTTTTTCTGAACTGTTACTTGCAATAGCCATTAGTCAAGGATTTCAAATTCGTTGTAGTTATCTTCATTAGCATTCTCGCTCACATTGTCTTCTACTGTTGAGGTAGTCGTCTCCGACTCATCCTCAGTCACAGTGTCATCAACGAGAGTAAATGTAATCTTCTTCAGTGCTCTCTTTGGGCGCTTACCCTTGAGACTTGGGTGTTGGAACATAGCTCTGACTTCTTCGGTAGTCAAGCTGTACTTCTTAGCAATAGCTTTACGATCCAACCCATTATCCAGGTCAGCAAGTACCCCAGATACAGTGATTACTTTGGTTTCGTTTTCGTCTTTCATAGATACAGGAGTTGTGTCTACAGTTTGTTGTTGTTGTGCATCAATCATCAGTCAATAAAGATTTTGTCCCACTCAAGTGGGAAGGTTTGTCCTTTAAGATGTTCACAGCGTGAACCAGCTTGAATATCTCCCATGCTATCAAAGCTAATCATCGTAGTATCTTCATCTCTGAAGACATAACCGATAGCATCAGCATTTGCACATGTGATATTCTTGATTTTCCCTGTCAAGTCTAAGTCCTTGACTGCTACCTCTTTCCCTTTCTTATCAATCTTAGCTTCCTTGAGGTGCCCAACTAAGATGATATGATCTGCCAGAGTATTCAATCTATCAATCCACTTCTTATACGCCATTCTCAGATAGAGATAGCCTGCACCGTTAGGTAGTGACAGAACAGATAACCCTTTATTGTCAGAGTCAAAGTTCTTACCCATGGGAGTGTTTTGATATAACCTCTTTGCATCCTGTTCACACCATACCTCGAGCTGAGTTACAGTGTCAATAGCGATGTATTTGTATGGTTTATTTGCCTTGATAATCTCTCTCCCAATCTCACTCAATTCCTTAAGATTGTTGGCTTTGATTTTCAATGCATCAACCATATCTGTCCCGTCCTCAAGGTCAATGATCAAGCAGTTCTCAAGATTTGCAAGTGCACTTGTCTTCCCAATCTTGGGTTGACCATACAATACAAAGTTCTTTGGGGACTTCCTTGATGCAGAGACCTTCTTAGTCGGGAGACTAATTTTTAGGTCGCTCATTAATTGTAAATGTTGATAAATCTGTTTCAAATGGGATCATACCTAACAATCCTTCACGATTCTTCTCCATATGACACGCTAACAATCCGACAGGATTTTCACCGCAGTATGCTTCAGTAATCCCGTATAAATCATAAGGTCTTTGGAGCATCATCACAACATGAGCATCTTGACCAATAGAGTCACCCCCGAACAAGTCAGTTAGTAACGGCTGATACTGTTGTTTGGCCCTAAACTCTTGTTCGATATTTCTGTTCAGCTGTGACAATAGAATCGTAATGGATTGCATCTTGGCTTGCATCCACATACACCCTTTGGATAGAGTGTTTAGTTTCTGTAGCTCTGTATCCTCTTTCCCAAGCACAAGTCTTGAGTGGTCAATCAAGTTGATGATTGTCTTGGTTGGGAACTTCTCAGTTAAGTACTCATTTGCGTACTTAATCCCATCCATATTGTCGGGGATACTACAGAAATACAGAGGGTAATCCTTGTACTTCTGTACAGCTTGCTCATACTTGTCCATCATTGCTGGGCTCAATGGTTGTTCCACTGACAACAAATCGAACGTCTGAAGCTTAGTATCCTTTGAACCAGCACGTAGTATCTGCTGTTCCCCAGGCATCTCAAAGCTCCAATAGACAACTATCAGGTCGCCTTGCTTTTTCTTGTTTACATCTAATACATCGAATATAAGTTGGTTTGAAAATGCTGATTTACCTACACCGGGTCGACCTGCAATCACATACATCTTCCCAGGCTGTAATCCACCCATCAAGTTCTTGTTTAATCTAGGCCAAGCTGTGGGATACACACGACGTTTACCGAGGTGTGCATCCCTTACTTGCCTGACTGACAGATCAACAACTTCTCTAATATGCTTGACAGGGGGTAATCTCTTTTTAGAGCTGCCTTGTGATTCTTTCTGGTCTTCTTTCATCAAATCCGAGTTCATCTATTTCAGGGGGATACTTTTCCCAGGTTTTTTGATTCACCCAAGTAGTCAACATTTGCATGTACCCTATTTGATCACCCTTTCTCCTAAAATCAAGTTCCCTATTCAGAGCAGCTATTACTTCATTGTGCTTCTGTACATTCCCTTTTATGTACTTAAGATACCTCTCTCTAGCTGTTGCATTTGTACTCCCATAAGGATCTCTGGCTCTTAGAATCCTTGGTTGTCCTTTGACACTAACCTTTATAGGATAACAAGAGAGGAGCTCATTCCACATTTGATCGTCAGGTTTCTCAATGTTCTGTATGAACTCTTCCCTGACTATGGGACGCTCCTCTCCTATCTTAAGGTAGTGTTGGGTTTGCAGCTTTTCTAAGTCTACCTTTAAACCTAAAGAATCTAGAATATCATACTTCTCTTTATAGCTTAAGTACAAATATAAGTATTCATCAGCAGATATACAAAGATCTTTAAGTAAAGTTAACGATACCTCTACTACCATGGTTATTGTATAAATTATTTAAACACCATAGTTATCTCCACACCTTTAATGTTAAATGAGATAGAGTTTACTTCTTCATCTTTAACCTTAATGACCTTAGGTGTTTCTAACTTACTGAACTTCTGATACACAGCAGTAGCTGATGATCTGTTCAAAGCTTTAGCTATCTCGTCCCAGCTTTTCCCTTGAGTTCTAGAATGTTTGATGTACTCAATCTCTGCTTGTGTGTAGTTACTTCTTTTTACAGCCATGTTACGTTGGTTAATGGTTTGGTTGCGTTCTTGACCCACTTCTCTTCTTGTGAGTCCTTGACATAGATAATGTAAATTGTCCCGGACTTGCCTTCTTTCATTCTCAGTAGTCTACCGACACGTTGAATCAAAGGAAGAGACTTAGAGTCAAGCCCAGCAATAATCCCGATGTTAGCGTCAGGAACGTTAAAGCCTTGGTTAAGCGCTTTCGTGCTACATAGTACTCGTTCAGATTCTTCGAGGAACCTCTCAAGTATTTCAGCTCTTCGTCTTTTGCCAATCTTCGAGTGGTAATATAGACCTCCAAGAGCGTCAGCCATAGACTCAGTAAAATCATTGCTCCCAGAAAATACCAGTATTTTTCCATCTTTGTGATTATTAACTAGTTGTTTAGCTTTCTCAATCTTTGATGTTGCATGCTGGACTACTTGCTTTCTCTCCCTAATAGCATCAAAGAACATCTTAGCTGCACCTGCATCCCCAGGTATCTTCTTAGCTAAGATAGCTTTTGCATCTTCAAATGTGTTGAATCCCCCAATCCTGTACTTGGCTTGAACAAACTTGTTGTTAGCTTTTTTGTAAGCTTGTTTGTCCTCGTCATTCAGGTCAATAGGTACACAGATGATTTCGTATGGGGCTACGAGTTTTAATGCAACACACTCATCGAGAGTGATTATATACCTTATCGGGGATAATTTGAGTAGATACTCCTTGTATTCATCCTCTTCGGGTATAGTTGCAGTCATACACAGTAGCTTATCATACGTGTTGTGCTCGAAGAACTTACGATAGATAGGGCTCAATCCAAGGTGAATCTCATCACACACTACGATGTTGTAGTGCTCATCTCTGAGCTTGTGTGCTGATTGATAGCATAGAATGTCTACCCTGTCAAGTACATTCTCGTAACCCCACTTCTTAAATTCTTCTGCAAACTGATCCTGCAGTTGGTTCGTAGGGACTAAGACAAGAGCTCTTTGGTTCTCTTCTAGTAATCTCCCAATAGCCAGAATCCCACAGCGACTCTTCCCAAACCCTGTCCCAGCTATAATCGAACCATTGTATCCGTACTTAGCCCATAGATTTAGAGCTTTACGTTGTTCCTTATCTTTTATCTCATATATCTCCATCTTCTTTTAGTCTGTCATATTCTGCTTCCTTCGCATTCCATTCTGCCTCTTGTTCTTGCATATCTAACTCATACTCTATTTGTTCAACAAACTTCTCATCAATAATACCTGAGAAGTCTACCCCATTGTATTTGATAGAGTCAATCTGTGTGTATGTAAGATCATTGTCAGCTTTAACTACGTGATACTCGACTTCAAACTCGATATCATCTATTGTTCTTAAATACTTCATTCTTGTTCTGTGCGGATTTAAATAATACAAGAGCTCTACGAACTCTATCTCTGTACTGCCCATCAATCTCAATCAATCTCTCTGCAATTTTTACAGAGTTGATTACAGTAGCATGATGTCGTAGTATAGGGTCTGCTATCCCTCGTAAAGATAGCCTTGTGGTACTATGCAAGATATAGCAATATGCATGTCTTGCCTCAGCTATATGCTGTAGTCTTCTCTTCCCAATCAGCTCTTCAACCTCTACCTCAAACACAGTAGATATAGCTTCTAAAGCAAGACGAGTAGACTTTTCATCTACTCGCCTATACTTGCATACTGCTAAGAACTTATCTGTAGTCTTGAGGCCTACATATATCCAGGGGTTCATTCGTCCTTGATAAACGTACCATTAACTGTCTGACCTTTACGTCCTGCAATTTCAGCGTACGCTTCTTTCAAGCACTGTGTAGGATCATGTCCTGTCTGTGCAGCCAAGATAATCAGGGTAACAAATGAGTCCCCAATAGCATCACGTAGCTCTGTTTCTCTGTTTCTTGACAATGCTGCTGCCAATTCCCCAATCTCTTCAGTGACCTTCATCATCTGAAACGGGGCATTGTTACGATGAATGAGGTCTCTGTTGTTACCCCATTCAACTACGGCTTGAATTAGTTCTGTAAAGTTCATTCGTGTATTTTTAAGTTTTCTTGTTCTAAATACTGAAGCAGCATACTTCTCATTTGTCTGACTACAAGCAGCTGTGATTCATCTAAGTTCTCTGTGTTCCATTTGAGCAGCTCTCGCATATGCTCGTCTATTTCTCTGACGACATACTTCCACTTTGCTCC